CAAAGTTGTTCCTTGTCCAGCCCAATTAACTAGAGCTGTTAAGTCTATGCCAAGGTTAGTCCTTGCTTGTGTAGCAGTTGTAGCTCCTGTACCACCTTCTGTGATGGCTACTGGTGTATCTATTCCTGCTTTTGAAAACGCTGATCCCATATATTTATTTTAAGCTTGTGCTATCCAAATTACTTGAATATTTTCTCCTGTATTTTGTTTACTCCAAGATATTGTAAAATTTGTAGTATCAACTGCTGAAACCTGACCATACCATCCGTTTCCTCCTGAATCTATAACTCTTATGCTGTATGTATCGTCAATAGCGGTATTTTGTGAAGGTTCTTTATACATGCACTTATCATTTAAATCATCGTCTGTAAATCCATCTGACCAACCATCTCCATCAGCCTGAATAACTCCTTTGAAAATTATAGTTTTTGGATCAACGCCCAATCCATGGGCAACATTCTGTGTTCCAGTACTGTCAGTTGTCAATCTTGAAATACTTCCCAAGTTAGAAACCATTCCTGTCCCTCCACCATAACTACTCAATTGAGCAGGTGTGATAAATCGTTCTGTGTCTGTTCCTGCTGATGCTTCTGCGTCTGTAGCTCTTTCTACTATTCCTGCAACTGTTTCAGAAGCTACTGGAATAACGTTGCTTTTTTGTACTCTTTTAAGAATACTGCTATCTGCACTATCAGAGATTAAGAATTGATCTGCATCTACTAGAGATGTTTTCTCAACTCTCTCTGTAATGTCGTTTTGATTTGTTGGTATTGTTTTTGACATATAATTAAGATTAAGTTGCTATAAAGCCATATAAAACATAGTCAGCTCCGTTGGCGTTTGTCCATGCTGATCCAGTCCAATAATAAAGTGCTGTTGATACACTTCTGTCCATTTCTTGAATATCATAACTAGTTATAGTCACTCCGATAAGCGATGCAATTCTATCAGCTGAAGTTTGAGCATTTACCTCAGATGATCCACCAATAAAATGTTCCAAAGGAGGAGATGAAACAAACTGTATTCCGTGTACTATATAAAAATCTCCGTATTTTCTATATCTTATATAAGACGAAACCCCGTCATTAATTGTTTGTTCTGAACCAAGGCTGGCGCTACCTGTGTATGTTCCAGTTATGCCGTCTATTTCAACACCGCTCTTAATATTAGATGCTATTTTATCTGGATCAGTGATTATATCCCATGTATTACTGGCTGCTGTATATTGATAAGATACACCATCTTTTACGTATATATCACCATTTGTTGGACTTGTAGGAAATGCCATTAGTTTAATGCTATCCAAGCTGTACCGTTACTCACATATAGAGTATCAGTGTCAGTCTTGTAGAATAATTTATTAGCGTTTGTTGCTGCATCTGGAGTACTTGTTCCAGTACCAGCATCACCTTTAAATGGTGAGTTGCCTAATTGGATATATTTAGTGTTATTACTGTCTGCACTATCATTAATAGGGATTAAATCCGCATCTACTGGATTTGCTTTTTCTGAATAGTTAGTTGTTAAATCCTTTTCAATGTAAGTGCCTACTAGGTTTTGTGTTCCTCTAATAACTAGAGTAATTTTATCTGTGGCTAGTACGTCATATACAAATACTGCTTGGTTATTGCCTGATGTCTGATAATCTTCTGTTGCTCCTTCAACCATTCTTACACCATTCTTAAATACTTCTAAGTACTCAGATGAGTCAAATGTGCCGTCTGTAGCCTCAAATGTCCTTAAATCGCCACCTTCTGCCTGTGATCCTAGCTTCTGAGTTACATCAATTCCTGTGATAGTTCCTTCTGTGTTCTCCATTCCTCTCATGTTGAAAAATATCATTTCTGAGTTGGCTATAGTAATAATGCCTAGAGGCTTTGAGATTTGACCACTAGTTGTTGGCTCTGTTGCTGTCAAAGCTCCAGCTGTAGAAGGATCAAGGAATAAAACTGTTCCTGCTGTTTCGTTAGGTACTGCTGCCGCTGTGCTTATATATCCTTGTAGTGTGTATGTAAAGTTATCTCCATCTGTTACTTCGGTTACTATTCCTGCTACTTCTGCATTAGCCTCTGAGTCTGCTTGTGCTTTCTGATATTCTCCATCTGTTCCTGAGCTTCTAATAACATCACCTACTGCGAAGCCATGAGTTGTTTGGTTTACGTCTTTAGTAGATGCTCCGCCTCCACCTGTTACAGTTGTCCAAGTTGTGTCGTAATCAGTGTTAGAGTTTTTAACTAAAGATTGACCTGTAGTTCCTCCTGCTGGAACTCCTACTCCGTCAGCTCCGTCAGAGCCGTCAGCTCCATCTGCTCCTGCTGGTCCAGTTGCCCCAGTAGCTCCCGTTGCTCCGGTATCACCAGTGTCTCCTTTAGAGGCTATTAAATCCCAATATATTTCCCAGTTAGCACCTACTCCTGGTTCATCTATTGCTGATGAAGTATGTGCAAGTATACAAACATAAGTAGAGCCATCATTCTCTACTCCTTGCCCCTTTGTATAATCTGTTGAGACAGCCCAAGCACCAGCCCAGTATGATATACCTGAGATTGTTGCTGATGAGCCGTCTTCGTATGTCCAAGTAGCCATATATTTATCTAAAATTTAAGTCTTCTGGAGACATTAATATTTCTTTCACCTCTCCTCTATTAGAATAAAACTCTAAAATCTGTTCTCTTAAAGCTACCATTTGTCTTTCTAATTCTCTGCCTTTATTAAACATTTCTGTACTTAAACAGTACTTTTTAGCCGCATATAGTACAATATAGTCTACTGCAAAGTTCGGTAAATCAACTTCATCTGTATCATCTACTAGATCATCTAATTCTTGTTGAAACCAAATCTTTAAACCGTTAGTTACGTCTTCAATGTCTTGGCTATAGTAAATAACTATTTTATTAAGTCTTAGGTCAAATTCTGGTGAGCTAGGAGTATATTGATCTTGAGAAGTTGGAATGCTCTGTAAATCAATCTGAGTAGCTGGCAAGTAGTTGTCTAGTGAAGCTATTGGCTTAACATCCACCTTGCTAATTCTTAAGAAGTCTGATGGTAGATCATATTTGTTTACACCTGCCTCTAAATTAACAGTAGCGTATGTTAAACCGTACTCCCATCTGCCACTCCTAGAGATTACAAATTCTACTAAATCAGCATATCCTTTATTGATCTCTCTTAGGACGTCAGTATCAGAAAACTCTGCATCGCTTGAGTCTCCTAGTGCTATGTAACGTGCGTTTTGTTTAATTGTTAGTAATGAAGTAGCCATTTATTTAAAAATATTTTTTATCTTCTAATTTATCTAAGTATTCTTGATTTACAGTATCAACCCCAAACTCACGACTGATAACAGTCAATAATGCAGCTGTGCCTTTCGCACTTGCATCTATTTGTTGCTTTCCGTTATCTCCTTTTTTAATAAACCAGAAGCCACCATTTGTGTCTCTTTTTAGTTCTTGTAAAGCCATAGTTTTATTTAATAGTTCCTTTGTAAAGTTATTTCCAGGACAAGTCTTGTATGTTGCGTAGTCCCTATGAAATTTAACATTTTTACGAGGAATATTATATTTATTTCTTAAATCTTTTATCAATATTCTAAGAGTCTTTAATTGTTCATCTGTTGCTTTCTCCTCGTCTAAATCACCAGTTAAACAAACTCCAAATGATTTATAATTCATTCCCTCCTCTTTGCAGTGTGCACCTACTTCATTGTGATTTCTTCCAGCCATTAATGTCCCATCTGGTTCTATTAAATAATGATAACCAATCTTCCCCCATCCTTTTCCTTTGTGATAATTGTTTATAGCATCATACTGAGCATTGTTCTTTTTTCTACTAACTGCACTGTGATGTAAAATTATATATTCTGGTTTATTTATGCTTGTCATAATATTTTTTATTAACGCTTTTTAAAACAAATATTGAGAACATCATTATGTGAATCTCCCATATTATCCATAACCAATAATCTATTTTTTTAACATTATCATCGTCTGTAACGTCTAGAAACTGCCACAAAGAATTAATAAATATAAACCACAAGGCTATAAACATTACATTGAATATCATTTTTTTATGAAATTTACTAGTTTTATTAGAAAATAACATCTCTAAAGACAATGTTATTGAATAAATTGCTATGCCTGTTTCTAGTAAATAAACATTTAGATCAATCATTTTTTTTCAATATTAGTTAATTTTAATAATATTGTTGAATATGATCCCTTAATTTCCTTTATCTCTGTTCTAATTTCTGTTTGAAAGCTCCTTAAATCCTCTTTTGTTTCTGTCATGTCATCTTTAAAAGATGCGTTTATCCAGTTTAAAGCCATTACCATTCCACCGCATATACCACTAATAACAAATGTAAACCAAGACTTTTTAATAAAGCTCTCTAATTTATCTCCTATAGCTTTAACTTTATCATTTAAAGCATCTATCTCTTTATGTACTAAGCCATTTCTCTCTATGCAAGCACTTTTGTCTACGTTTTTTTCGTCCATTTCTTGTAATAATTTAATTGTTTTAAGGCTAGGGGCTCTGAATTTATTTCCTGTTTCAAAGCCCCTGTTGTAGATTTCTGTTTTCTCGTCTTCGTTCATGCTTTTATTGGTTAGCTTCTTCTCCTCGTTTATATTCTTCTAAAATTTTAATTAGATAAGCAAATGCTGGCACTAAAATACCTGTCATGTTACCAAAATCTGCTTTTGATAGTTCTTGAAGAACGTAAACTGCTAGTGTTGAGCCACCAATGATAGCTCCATTGACGATAAGACGTTTCATTGTCTCTTTGTCAAATGAATTTTTTTTCATCATACGTTTGTAATTATTTAAATAAAAGTTATTTAATCCCCTCCTTAAATTATTTAGTAAGACTATTTTTTTGCCTTATTAAGAATGTCTTTTAGATCAGCTATCTTTTTTTCAACCTTTTCTTTAATAGCTGTACCATTATTCATCATTCTTTGAAGATATTTTATCTTGCCCTCAATTTTTTCGGTATTCATATTTTTATCTTAAAATTTATTTACAATACAACTCTTAGTCTCCCCTGAAACGTTTTTAATTGTCCAAGTTCTTGAGCCGATGTTAAAGCCGCTTGTGGTCGCTGTAAAACTTCCAGTTGCTACGCCATCTGTGAAAGTTGCCACTCTTGTTTCTACTCCGTCGTAATTAAATACTAAAGATGAAGTTTGAGGATTTGAACTTACACTTGTTGTTTTTAGTGAAACTGCAATATCAATGTCATCTGCTACTGTCCAAGCGTCGTTCCAAATTGCGTCTGTGATTGCGTTAAATTGCGTTCCTGTTTGTTGGTTAGCTGTTACAGTTACGGCTTCTGAAATTGCGGCGTTTTGTTCATTTACGGTTGCGACTATCCAAGTCTCCGCTCCGCTTGCTCCTGTGTTGTAGCACCAAACTCCCTCTGTTTCTCCTGTTATTGCGTTGCTATTTGAGGCGATATTTCTCCAAGAAGTATCAGAAGTGTCGTAAATTCGGAAAGTTGCTTTGTCGTCAAATGAAACTGAATAAAAAGCACTTTGACCTGCTGTTGACTCTGTTACTGTTCCTGAATTTAAATCATCCCAAGTAGTAGTGTTAAATTGCCCTGTTGTGCTTGTTACTGCTGTGTAAGTTTGATTAGCTGGTGATGAACCTGCTCCGTAAGGCGAAGTAGGGACTGTGATTGTTGCACCAGTCCAAGTTCTGTCTGTTCCTTTGGAAACACGGATTTCGTCAATATAACCTGCGTAGTCTGTCCCTACGGTTGTGCCTCTCCCAATTCTTACATCGTAATTCCCAATAGTCCCTGAATAAGATGAATAAGTTGACCCGTCCTGCGAACCATCTACATACAATCTAATATTATTTGATCCATCTCTTGTTAAGGCTATATGATGCCAACTACCATCATTAAGTACAGTTGATCCATCAATAGCAGACACTTTATTTATATAAACAACAACTGCGTTATCAATATTGTTTTTAAAGATATTAATAGAATTATCTTGTGTATATTCTCCAATTTGAAATAATATGTCTCCAGGTACTACGGTTGTAGAATTAGTATTCACCCAAAAATCAATTGCAAAAGCCCCTGAGAATTGGAAATCAGAACTTGCAGGAACACTTAAATAATCCCCAGTCCCATCAAAATACATTGAAGTTGCACCGAATTTCTTTTCTGTGTCTTCGTGATGAACATTGCCTACTGGTGTGATTGTGTGAGTTGTCCCACCAACCGAAGTATCTTCAAAATCAGTATCACCATCAAAAGTATCCGATTCAATTAAAAGCACTGTATTAGAATCATTACCTATTCCAACACCATCGCTTGTTAATTTAATCACATCATCAACCATATTTGCCCCTCGTATCCAGTCAACATCATACTCGCCTGTTGCTAAGGTTGCAGTAGTTCCGTCATTGATTGAAAATTCTACTTCATCAGTTGCTTCTCCGTCGTCGGTGATTGTGTTGATTGTGTAAATATTTGAGTCGCCATCAAGTTGGAAGTTTACGTTTTCAATTACACGAGGTTCGGTGTTTCCTGTGCCGATGGTGATTGGGGTTGTTGAAGAATATGCTTCTGTTGGCTTTCCAACAACTGAAAAATCAATTGCTTCGCCTTTTTGGATTCGGAGGTTAGCAATTTTCCCATCAAGATAATAATATGCATTAGAATACATCCTACCAATATTTATATTGCCAAAATCTAATGTGCCACTATCACTCCAGTCTGAACCAAGTTGAGAACCATCTAAATATGCCTTTACAGTCCCTGAAGATCTAGATAGTCCAATATGTTTCCAAGCTCCAGTTCCAACTGTGCCAAAATCGTGCAGTGCGTTATCTATTTCTACCAACAAGCTATTGCTAGAACTTAATGCAATCCTATTTGCGTTTGGGGTTGAGCTCTCTGAAATAACCCCACCGGCACTAGAACTGTTTAAATAAATCCAGAAATCTATTGTGAAATCACCAGAAAGAGAGAAATCTGTTGAAGTTGGTACGGTTAAATAATATAAGTCGGAACTCCCTCCAAAATCCATCACTTGATCAATGCTCGTTCCTGTAACTGTTTCAGTTGTTGCTGTTACGTTGCCACCAACATTTGTGATAGTGTGAGGTGAATCAGCCCCATTATAAGAATAATCAACAAAATCATTATCGTTCAAAGCCAAAACAGTGGAGTCGTTGATTTCACCTAAACCACCCAAAAAATGCCCACTTGTATCTGCAGTATCAACTACAAATTTAGCAATAGTTCCTTTCGCATCTTCAAAGTCCCATTTAGTAGCGTTGGCATCTGAGATAATGTCTGTTGTGTCGTTGTTAGCTAAAAGGACTTTTTCCTCTACTGTTACTGTTTTTGCTGTTACTGTTTCTGTTCCGTTGTTTGGAATATCTTCAAAGATTTCTTGCGCTACTCCACTTCCACCACTTGCAGTAGATGAAATTTCCACTTCATCGTTTGCAGTTGCTGTTACGGTAATGTCTGTTCCTGCTTTGATTTTCTTAAATTCTAAATCTACGCCTGTTTTTTGATTAAAAACTCCGACTCCACTTGTGCCTACATTTGAGGCGGTGTTTGTTTCTCCACTTCCTCCTGCGCCAATTTCAGCTTCCGTTCCTGCGGAGTCTTTGGTGTAAATCTTTGTGGTCCCGCCATCATCTTTGGCGTAAAGTTTAATCCCATTTGCTGGAGGATTTGCAATAGTTGTTTGTTCGGAGATTTCAATTGCCCCGTCTTCTATTTTTAATCCTTTCTTGATTTTAAATTCGTTGCTCATTTTATTAAATTAAATTTTAAAATTTTCACTATCCAATTTTTAAATTTGAATGCGTTTTACTTTCACGCTCCAATCATCGCTTAATGTTGTTGCTTGGAGTCTCACTTGGTCTGCATTAATATCAACGGCAAAAGTTAAATCACTTGTGTCGCCAATATCGTTTGTTGTTTGTTCGTTATATTCAACTGTATCGCCAGTTGCCTCCCAAACGCTCATAATAATACCTGTGCGTAAGTTTGTTCCTTTTTTAACTACATAATGCCAATGACAAGCGTCCGCGTCGGTATCTGCGAAAGTGTCAACGGTTTCTGTTCCTGTGTCAATATCGGTATTTTCTGCACTGTCTAAACCACCCGATGCGTCTGCCCATTCGGGAGCAGTTGCCCCTGCATTCATTGTGAGTACTTGTTCGGCTGTTCCTTTCGCTAGTCTTGTTAAAGCACCGCCTGAACGGTAATAAACATCACCATCTGCGTCTGAACCTAATTCAATTCCAGCATCTTTTAATTTAAGCCCGTCAATTGTAACTCCTGTGTCTGCGGTGGACTCGCTGATTGTGTCAATGCTTTGAGTATTTGCCCCAAAGTCGTTGGCTTGATTTTGGTAAGCAACATTTGTGAGTGTTCCAGCAGTGTTAATTGAGGCGTTATTTATCTTAAATTCTTTTCCTGTTGGAATATTTAAGTGTTCGCTTGAAGTAAAATTGTCGTTTGCATCGTCCCAAATAATCGTTTTGTCGGTTGTGCCTTTAAGTGTAATTCCTCCACCGTCTGCGGTTGTGTCGGTTGGAGTATCTACATTTCCAATTTCAATATTCTTGTCTTCAACAAGTAAAGTGGTTGTGTCAATTGTTGTTGTAGTTCCGCTCACTGTTAAATCTCCTGGAACAGTCAAGTTCCCATCTTTTAAAGTAATTGTTTCAATTTGAACGCCGTTATCAGTGGTAACTTCGGTTATTGTATCCGCCACCATTGTTTTTGTGTAAATCTCCCAGTCAGTCGGATTTGTATCGGGTTGAGAATTGCTGTTAGCAGAAAGTGATTTATAGATCACTCCATTATAATTAACTAAATCACCCGCTGCATATGTATCGCCACTATCCCAAGAACCCATTTTTGTTCCGCTTACTCCGACTGCTGAGATAGTCGCAAATTCAATTGCAGTTTCTCCTGCATTTACCTTTGCGTATTTACCAGCCTCCCCTGTGTAATTAGCAGGGGTGTCTGATAGTTCAGTAAATTGGTCTTTTGTCTCTACTGCTGCATCTACATAAGCAGTAGTTGCGACTTTCGTTGAGCTATCATCGGCTGATTGAGTAGTTGCTGTTGTTCCATCTGGTAAAGCAACGCTTGTAGACAGGACTCCTGATCCATCTGTCTGAACAATTCCGTTTGCGGTGTTTAAACCTGAAATTGTAACTCCTGTATCAACTATTAAGTTATTATTTACTCTAACATCTCCGTCTGCTTTACATCTTAAAGCAAAATTTGTTGTGTTTCCCCCGCTAAATAAGTCAAGTATTACATCAGATGCTGATCCTATACTTGGACGAGTTGCTTTGATTTTAGCTCCGTCACCATCTGAAAACTCAAATGTAATTGAGTCTGACCTTGCACCTGTTGCATCTCCTGAGTTTTTAATTGTCAACTGATCATCATCAGCTGTTGAAATTACATTCTTGCCAGTGAAAGTGTTATCTAATGCTAATCCTGCTTTCTCGGTATCAAGTTCATTAATAGCTGCTTGAACATCAGTTGCGGCGATATTTCCGGCAGGAGTGTTAGTTGTTTGAGTAGCTGTTACACCGTGCGGGTTACTTGTATCGTCTATATGTGTTTTTATTTCTGCTGCTGTTTTTACATTTCCAGCACCATCATCAACGCTCTCAGCTTTATCTACGATAAGATTTCCGTCAGTGTCGTAATCTGACTTTTCCATATCTCCTGATATTATTGATGTTAATGTATCGTACCAAGCTGTTCCATTCCAAGCCCAAACTGTATCGGTGTCTCCATTTTTAGCATAATCACCAATATTAGCAGTAGGATGAGCTGCTACTAACGCAGTCTCATCAACATAATAGCCTTTATCAGCTACGTCTCCTGTAAAAGGTGGAGCTGTTTGGTCAAGTCCTAGTTTTACTAAAGGGTTAAATGTTAATCCCATATTTTTAAAGTTTAGTATGTATAAGAAGCGCGTTCATCCCATTCAAAAGTATAAGCGTTGTCTCCCTCTGCGTGTCTTACTGAAATTACTTCACCAGCAGTAGAAGAAATTTTAATAATTCTCCATTTAGTTTCACTAGCTAAAGTTCCTGGCTTAGCGAAGCCAACGTAAGTAGTAGAAGTATCAACAACTTCCCTTAATACATCTTGCTCTTGGTTGAATGCGTAAATATCTTTATTCATAGGTTTATTTATTAATTAAAAAGAGACTGTTATTAAGCCTCTTTAGTTACTACGCCATTAGCATAATATGCTTCGTAGTTACTTCCATTACATCTAATAGTTACGCTATTTCCAATAGTTCCAGCTACTACAACGTCTTTATCTGCTACACCACTACCATTTAAATAAATTCCATCTGCTGAATTAGGACTAACATTTATAATTTGAGCTGCTAGAGCTGCAAATTTGATTACTTGACCTTTAAGAGCTGACGAAGCAGCTGGTAGAGTAAAGGTAATTGCTCCACTTGCACCTGTATTAGTCATTACTTTGCCAAAATCAGCTGCTGTAATTGTGTAATTAGCTGTTTTAGCTGATACTGTACCAGTAGGTTGGACTTCTGGTAGGATTTCATACCCTTTGTTGGTATAAACTGATGAAAAATGTGTCATTTCTTTGTTTTTTATCTGCTAAAATATATTCCCTTTAGGGTTTCCTCCTGCATGACTACAGGGTCTAGATAGCAAATAAGTATTTAGTAATTATTTTTTAACTTCTTCTTTTGCTTCTTCTTTTGCTTCTTCTTTTGCTTCTTCTTTTGCTTCTTCTTTTGCTTCTTCTTTGATCTCTTTCTTAACATTTTGTTTAACTTCTTTAACCTCTTTTTTAACTTCAACGTTTAAATCAAGGTTATCAATTAAAATTTGGTTTCCAGTTCCATCAACAAAGTAGTTTAGTTTACCAATTTGTCTAACTTCACCTTTACCTTCTTTAATTTGTGACTCTACGTAGTTTTTTACAACTTGCGGGTTGTTCATTTGAATATAACTCATTTGATTTAATTTAAAATTAATTTCTGCTTCAACGTGTTACTAACACAATCACTCCACAGACTCTACGGGTAACAACTACCCTGTATTTATTAGATAATCACTTGGTTATTGTGATTAGAAATATTTACGTCTTTTATTAAATTTTCTCATATGTTCGTAATGTGGATTTCTTGTTTCGTCTACCCATTCCCCTCTTTGCTCTGCTCCCATTTTCTGGAAGTCTCCCTCTGATATTTGCTGTTCTTTTAAATACTCTTTTTGACCTCTAGACAACTTGAAAAAGTCATCTGATAGTTTGTTGTAGTTTTTTTGCATATAAATTGCTTTCAGTCCTTACGTTGAGGACACGGACTGAAGTGTGCCCTCAACGCAGAAACAATTAAATTGTGCTAATGTTAGCGTAAATACTAAACTGCTGACCCGTCCCCCTTGGTCGCAGCAAGGAAGCCAGCGCGGATAGTACCGAAGTCATAAAGAGCAGTTGTCATATATTGCCAAGTGCTTGACTCAAATACTTGTTCTGGAGCTTCAAACTGAATACCTTGAGACTGTTCAATAACAAATCCATTATCATCCATGTTTCCAAGGCTAGCTAAGAAACAATATCTAGCTTTATCGCTATTTCGTGTTTCATCAGCATCTAAGTCTAAGAAAGGAACGATAATATGATTATACATATAAAAGTCATTCTTATCATTATCAGCTGTACCTTGCAGTCTATCTGATAATAAAATTCTTTTTACTGTATGAACAGTTGGAGCATGACGACCAGTAATGATTGAATCAAAGTTAGCTGGCATGCTTCGTCCGTCTGCTTCATCAATAAAGTTATTTCCTAGTTCTTCCAATTCTTCTAATACGTCAACGCTAATAGGTTTATGTGTACTAGAAATTTCGTTAGAAAAAGTATTAGATGAACCATTAGCAGTGTGAGATGGGTTAATTAAAGATAAACCATCAGGAGTAGAAGTAGTAACAGTTTCACCGTCTAAGTTGGTATAACTAGTAGCCCAAGCATAACTTAATAATGAAGCTGCATCTAATTCCATTCTTCGTTCTGCTGAACGACCCATTTGACGCATACGTTTCATGATTTCATCGTATTTATCAAACATTCTTAACTGTTTAGTAACATCTACTTGCAAAGCGATTTCAGATTGACTGAAATTTTTTGTATAACCTTGTTTTAAAGTTCCTTTGTAAGCATCATCACCTTCAGAACGTCTTCGTGCAGTTGGAGTTGAAGAAATATTACTATATTCAGAAGTTTTCTCTGAAACGTTAATAATATTGTACAAACTCTGACGCACTGAGTTAAACTCTTTACGAGCTTCTTCCCATTGAACCATAGCGTTCTTAGTAAGATCGCTAAATTGTGCTGTTGATATAGCCATATGTTTAAAATTAAAAAATTAATAAAGAAATACTAAACTGTGTTACCACCTTGATAAGACTTGATATAACCAATAGCTTTAGTTGAACTAATAGCTTTAGTACAAGTAAAAAGGTCATTAGTAGTATCAGTTACATCTACAGTATAAGCATTACTAACACCATAAGATACACCAGGTGTAGCTGCTGCTGAAGTTGTAATTTCTACTTCGTCACCTGGTTGGATAACTTCAACTTGTTTTACAGTTGTTGAAGCATAATCACTGTCAGTAGATGCAACTTCCTCTAAGATGATGCCTAAACAATTAGTATCATTATCGGCTGTAGCAACTAATTTACCAGATGAAAGAGCTACTAAAGAGTTTTTATCTAAAGCTGTTGAAGCAGTTTTAGTAAATTCTTTAATAACAGGTTTTTTGCCATTCTTACGAATGATGCGTACATTTCTGTCTGCCATATGTTTGTTGTTAATTATTTATAAACCTTTTTTGGATCGTTACCACAGAGTTCAGCCATTTTACGTTGAGCAGGAGACACAAAGTTGTCGTTAGACTTTTCTGTCTTCGTGCTAGGGCGGGAAATAGCCTTCTTTACCCTCTGTCTTGCACTTGAATCACTTAGATAAGCTTTGAAAACTGGGTTTTCTAGGGCTTCATCAAGACTTTTGCCTGATCCTTTAGCAATGTCACGTAATGTTTCAAGCTCCTTGTCATTTAAGTTGTGTTTTTCCTTAAATGATCTTTCTACAACGTCAGATTCTATTTTGCCTTCTAGCTGATCAAGCTTGGCTTTTAGTTCTTCAATTGTAGGGTCTTTTTTATCTTGTTTTTTCTCAAGACGCTTCTGAGCAAAACTCTTATTCTTTTCTCTAATTTCTTTCAATCTTCTTTGGACCTCTTCCTCTATTAACTGTTCTTTATCATCTTGTTCACTCTCTTCAGTTTCCTCTTGAACAGTGTCCTCATATAATTCTTCAGTGTTTTCAAAATCTTCATCTTGAATAAATTCTTGTTTTTGCTCTTCTGACATAAATTTAGTCTCATTTAATTAGAATTAAGTTAATAATGACTAATCAAACGGTGTTTTTATCTCGCCGTTAGGCGGTTATTAAAGTCTCCTGATTACTCAGGGTTATAAATAAAATCAATTATTCCTTCTAAATTCTCTACTAGATACATCTTTGACCTGTAAGCTTGTCCTACTTTCTCGTTATCAGTTTTTAAATCTATCTTTAAACTCTTAGCGTTCTGTAATGCTGTCTCTAGAAAATCCTTAATAACTTGCCCTTGACTGCTAACTCCCGCTTTTCTTAGGTCTTCTATTTGTTTTTCGTCATTGAAATCAATCATAATGTTTGTGGAGCTTCACCTAAGGCTTGCTCTTGTAAAGATTGTTCTGTTTGTGGGAGTTGATTGCCTTGCGGTAGTCTCCCTCCTTGCTGTTGTGGTTGCATTGCTTGCTGTGCCTGTATTGGTGGGAAATCACTGGCTTGTGTGTAAAATCCTAAATCATTCATTATTTGTATTGCCATGTCTCTAGTTACTTGATTATTCATTACTTGTGGATTCCCTAATATAGGCATCATAGATATTCCGTTTGTTACTCTAGCCTGTTTATTGAAGTTCTCACCTGTAATATTAACTGCTACGCCTATATCTGATTCTTTAAAGAAGTCTTTCTCTATCTTGAGGAAGTTCTTCTTGTTTGAAACGATCTCATTGGTTATCTGCTGCATTACCATGTCTTTAGCTTCATTTGGCAAAAAACCTCCTTGTGAGGCTGCCATTACTTCCATTTGGATCAACTGTTTATTGGCAAGCATTTCAGCGTATTCCTGTAGGTATTTGTTATCTCCCATGATCTCAATCTTATCCTCTAGGTCTGTATACTTGATTAATGTTGGTATTACCCAGTCTTGATACAGATCTGATAAGAATAAGCCGTATTTCTCTCTGATATATGAATAATATTTACCTACTTGTTGATTTTGTACTGCTACTGCTGTTGCTGATGTAGAGCTTGGTAATTGTTCTCCTGTTGCTGCTTCAAAGGCTTTTAAGGTTCTATTTAGCTCTGTTACTGTCCTGTTCCATTCTTGTACAAATGCTGCTAGGTTAGGAAATTGGTTATTTAATAGGTTTAATTGGTCTGTTCTTAGGATTTGACCATTCTTAATGCTGCTTAAAATGTTTTTACCTGCAATCTTCTCATCTGGTGACCAAAACACTAACTTACTGCCAATATCTAGAGCTGCTTTGATCTGATTGCCAATCTCATTAGCTCTGTTCTGATATACTGTTCCCATCTGTCTATATCCTTTTCTTAACCAAGTACCATTATATTTGCCTAAATGTCCTTCAATGTATGGTTTATACTTCTTTATCTTCTTTCTACCAATCTTTTTAATCTTTGGTTTAAGTTCTTCTACGAATACTGCTACGCCAGTAATATCATCTGAGTCATCTTTCTCAAACTTCTTATCTTCTTCTTGTCTAACTTCCACTACTACTGATAATGTTTGTATATATTCTTCTTTATCTTCATCTAATAGCTCGTTATCTTCTCCATACACCTCATTCTTAGCCTTTAAGAAGTCATATACACTTAATTCCCCATATCTATAATAAACACGGTAATAAGGAGTTTCGTCTTCTCCTGCCATGTTTCCTAGTTCCTTTACTTTATCAATGTTCTCCCATGCTCCTGACATCTTATCTAGCTCTGAGATACTAAATATAGCCTTCTCAATAACTGTTGTATCTTCTAGTGTCTTTGCTGTCTGATCTATTACGTATAAGTTAAGTAAATTAACCTCTTCATAGATCATTCCTGAGTCTTCTTCGTTTGTTAGCTTTCTAAGTACAATGTTTCCATCATCCATGAATGTTTCAGCCATTTCATTTAGTCTTGCTCCTTCTGTGACCTGTAGAAAGTAACCATTTAATAAAGAACGTGACAATAATGCTTGTCTTTGATCTCTATCGTTAATTGCGTAAGGTTCAATACTACTTGTATCTACATCAATATTAGCTACTGCTGTCTGCACTGCTGGTGTCACAACGTCATAAAAGTCTCTAGTATCTTTCTGTCCTGTGGCTGGTGATGTTAGAAATTCATTATTCTGATGTGTTTTTATTTGATTTACTGTTGTGTATTGATTGAATGTTGCTCTATCAGACAAATTAACTTTATCACCCTTATAAGCTTCTATCTCTCGCATCGTTGTATCTACAACACCTCCTCGCTTTGAGTTCTCCATAGTATTTATAAATAAAAAAAAGACATACTCACTTATATCACAAAGATATAAACAAATATGTCTTCCTTCTATTTGATTAAGACAATGTTATTCAGTTGTCCTTACTCTAATTGTTTTATCTATTCTCGCTACCCTCCCCTCTTTAAATAATATTTCCATTCTGACGTTCTCTTTGTTATCTACAATAAACTCAATTAAGCTGACCAAATAATCTATATTTAGCTCCTTACTCATAGTATATATTATTATTAATAATTTATCAAGTAGTAAATTCTTTTGCAATTTTTTTAACTTCTAACGCAAGGCGTTCCTTCACTCTTCCAGGATTTGTATCAAGAATCTTATCAATAACATCTTGTATCAATCCAGGGTTTAGCGGACAGTATGGATCAATGCTAATAGCAAATTCTTCAATAATTTCTTTTAATATCTTTTTGTCTCCATACTGAAGCAGTATCCTGTAACATGTTTCATTTAATAATTCTTCATTTATTTCTTCGTTGCTAAAACTTGAAACGTACTTTCTTAATATATCTTCTCTTGACTTTGTTTCCATAATTTCTTTTATTTAATTTAATTAAATTATCTATAACCAAAGTTTTCATATTCTCTTTCATTTTGTTCCATTATTTTGTCTTGAGGATCATGTCCTAAGACTTTCTCTGTTAATATTAATTGATAAGCTAGACTGTCCATAGTGTCATCGTACACACTTCTAGGAAAGTTATGTAACTCTTCTTCTAGGTCTTTGCATTCTCCTATAATGTGATATATCTGACCGTTAGAGTATCTAGGTATCAATTGTCTTATTCTTGTGTTCTTAGCCGTTCCGCCATGTTTAAGCTCTTCTATTGGGAGATATATGTTTCTACGCCTACATTCATCTTCTATGGCTATTTTTAGCCCCTCTGTGAATGCTGTCTTCTCTATTCCTATCTTCTCAAAGCTTCTCTTGCTATGCATGTCAAAGATATAGTTTATTAAGTCTCTTGAGTTGAGCTTGGTTCTATAACTCTTAATATTCCAGAAGTCATCTACATCAATATAATTCTCTGTTATTCCTATAAAGTCACTCTTGTCATTAGGTCTCTCTCTTCCAGCTGTATCAATGGTCATAAACTTCCTTGTCTTCTTGTGTATCACCTCTTCTAGTGTCCTATATTTAAACCATCCTTTATTAAATTCTCTCTCTTCATCAGTAATAGGAGTATTCATCATCTCTCTGTTATATGCTTGGTGTCCTAACAATCTCTTCTTGCTTTCTAGGCTTACTTTGTGTTTGTCCTTATTCTCTATGTCTTTGTTAAACTCCTTTGCTTCTTCATCTGTCTCTGTGTATTTGCTCTCCCATACTATTTTCCCTTTCTCTACCACTGGTATGTCATACACTCTATATCTTTCATCATCCTTAATCTTTTCCTCTAAGTAGTTAATGCTTCCGTTAAATGCTAGTCTGTTAGCTAAACATAATATAAAAGCATTGCCTGATAAACCTCCTAAGAGTTCGTCTATATAATCCTTTACCTGTTCTGTTTTAGCTTCTGATTCTATTGTTGTTAAACTTTCTATATCGTCTAGTATTATGAAGTCTGGTCTGTACTCTCCGTACACTTCTCCTCTGGGAGTCTGTCCTGTTGAATATGCTTTAACTTTAATCTTATTTGTAGTGATAAACTCTCCTATGCTTTTCTTCTTACTCTGCTTATCAATATTATCTTCATAAAACAACTGTCCAAAGTCTTCTATGATCTTTTCGTTAGTCTGTAATTGTAATGCTATATCAAACAAGTTTCCTTCTGCCTTCTTCTTGTCATAGCTAGTCCAGATATTAAAGTGAGTCTTGCTATAAACTATGTTATGTATTAGCTTGATCTTTGCTATTGATGTCTTTGCTGATTCTCTGAATGTAATTAACAATAATCCCTTTAGCTCTTCATTACTTAAGTCTTTGTACCATTCCTTATGAAACTCTGGCATTGTGTATTTATGATATTGACTGAAGTAATAAAGGCTAAACAACATCAAAGACTTTTCACAAGCATATATTCTAGTGTCCTTTTTAGCTAGTACTTCTTTTATGTTCATAGGTTATTTGAGTCTATTAATTCATCTACTTCTTGCTTCCTTTCATCTGTTAATGCTGATAACTCTTTATCATTGCTTGTTAAGTCATTCTCTACTCTAGTGCTAAATTCATGCTTTCTCTTTCTTTCTAGATACTTTAAACTAAATTCTGGATTGCCTGCTAGTCCCTTTACTACTTCTTGTCTTGCCTTTAGTATTGGTTTTTCTAGTAATCTCTTGCGTATTTCTGCAACCTCTGGTTTCTTTTGTAAAAATCTAGTAATTGAACTTTCGCTAACATTAGCATAATAAGAAGCCTCTGCATTTGTGCCTCCCATTGCCCAAACTTCTTGTAATTTAGCAAGGATTTCTTCCTCACTTTTACCGTCCCATTGTATTCTTCCTGCTGGCATATATTTATAATTTAATTGCTTATAAATTTGAGCGCCAAGGTCGGGTATGCTCCGCCTCTTTAGTTATGGAATAACTATGTGCCACTAATTACACTATTGGCGCAATCTGTATATAAATAAATGTTTTTCTTCTATTGGGGCATAATCCCACTTATAAGGAACATTTGAAATCTTGCCCCACTTAGCTCTAACACTTCTTCCGTGAACCTTTTTGTTATTTATAATATAATAAGCATCCTTATTTGTGGTTCTCTCCCCTAAATATTCCCAATTTCCTGCTTTGTAAATTGTTCCTTTATGTCCTTGATTGGTTTTATCAGCATAGCTAAAAACTAATTTAATACCAGGATTATGTTTTTTAATTAATCTTAAAGTAATGGCTAAAATTTTTGTTGTTGGAGTTTTGTGTTTATTTAATGCTACTCTTACTAACTCACAACATTCTGTTTGTTTTAGTTTAAAGCTTTTAGCAGCATTATTATTTGCTCCTCTTCCATAAATAACAGTTCCTATAAATTTGTTGTTTTCCCATACACCATATTTCAATAATTTTCCAGAAGGCATACTCTGAGAATAATGCCAATTCATAACTGCAAACTTAGAGGCCTCAAATGAGCAAAAATCAATTTTCAAATTCACATCCACATTCTGGACATTTGTTTTTTTTCTTTTCATCTAATCTTTCAAACCCACTTTCATCTGGTATAAAAGTTGGATCAATTAAATTAATATCAAATCCTGTTAGCTCTATCATTTCAGTATCTAATCCCTTTAATTCTTCTATTACTAAGTCCATATCCCAATCACTCTCATTTAATTTATTGTCAGCTAATCTATAAGCCTTTATTTGCTTTTCTGATAAATTGTCTAGCTTAAGTACTGGTACTTCTTCTAGTCCTAATAATTTTGCTGCCTCATATCTTCCATGCCCTACTACTATTTCATTGTTTTTATCAATAACTATAGGCTGATTAAAGCCAAACTCCTTTATGCTATTAGCCACTTGCTCTATCTGCTTTTTAGGATGCTTCTTTTGATTCTTTTTGTAAGGCTTTATTTCCTCTATCTTGATTGTCTCTCCTGTTACTGCTCCCATATTAATTATTTTATTAAACTATCAACCACCCACTCGTGATGTACTTTCTTGTTCTTCTTCTTACTATATTTATATTTCCCATATAGCTCACTTTCACTTTCAGCTCCTTCTTCTCCTAATATATTTAAAGATTCACTATCTCCTATTTGTTTAAAATACTTTTTTGTACCAAGCAATTTTCCTTTTAAATACTCTTTGTGTTCTTTTTTCATATTATTTATTTTATTAACACATCCAGTCATTATTTACTAAAATATCAATATCATCATCTGTTACCCTATCTTTATCTTTTTTTATGATAATTTCATCATTTGCATCTTTTATTAAATCTATAATGTCAAATAGACTTATCTTTTTACCATCATATTTTTCAATTACCTCTTTTGGTGACGAAAAATTATCTCCAGAATTATCAACAAAGCCAACCTTGTATTTTTTTTTGCTGAAAAGTAATATTTTTCTTAATATCCCCATATTTTTAATATACCTCTAAATTATTTTCAATAAGTTTATTAACTAACCTCTCTCTTTCTTTGCTGTACCAAATTAATTTCTCCTCATAACTCTTTATCATTGCTCTTAATCCTCCATAATTCCAAACTATATGCATATATTTAAAATATAGTTTATTCTTCATTAATCTTTTGTGTAGTCTTGGTAATCTTTTGTAGATTATTTTCATTATTTGTTTCATATTTTTTATTTATTAACAAGACCATCTTCTTCTAGCTGCACATCCCCTTGTTTCTTTTCCTGCACATCCTCCTGCTGGTATCCAAGCTTTACTCCTAGAGCAAAAACTCTTTCTTCTTTTAGCAGCTTTAGATCCTGGTTTTACTTTCCCCGTTACCGGAGCTTTTAAGTTAGATCCAGTCATTCTATTGTATTTCTTTCTCCCTTTAGCTGTTAATCCTGCCCCTTTGCTTGTTGGTCTTTTCTCTCCCCTGCCTACTGATAATTTTACGTTTGGCATATTATTTCTTTTAATAACTTAAATCAATATTATCATACTTTTCTGAGTCAAACTCAAAAACTTCATTGTTTATATGTATTCTTATTTTCAAAGTATCAGAGTAATATCCATTTTGTTCATTATAACAATTTATTAAAATCCCCAATCTTTTTCCAAGATCTTCTGATCCACGCTCTGATGAAGTTAAAAAAATAATAAATCCTTGATCTTTTACTTTCTTTATCTCTATCATTTTAATTCCAGGGAATTCTTTTATTTGTTCTTTATAATAATTTAAAACTGAAAAATCTGCATAAACATTTTCACAACAATCCTGCTCATGATAATACTCAATTTTTATTCCACAAATCTCTATATATTCTTCCTCTATTTTAAGGTTAGCATTTTTAGGTTCTTTAAATTTTATTTCTTGGATACTTTCATTCCCCATATTATTTCTTTAATACTTTGAGAGTCTCCTTGATTATCTCTCTTGCTTCTTCTAGATCAGTTATTTCATCAACGCTAAAAATAGCTCTAATTACTCTCCTTACTCCTCTATTAGTTTTATCGTCTTTGGTCATAGTGATTTAATAAAAAAAACGATCGCTGAGCAAATCATTACAAATAATATAAATTCTACTGTGTGTATTTCAAAATACCTTTTTACTTTCTTGTTCATGTTTTTTGCATTTAGGACAGTAATGTTCTATGAGGACTCTCCCGCCTCCGTATGTATAAACTAATACCTCCATTTCCTTTTTACATTTCTTACACTTCACTTTTTTGATATATAAAGCTTTTTAAAGTGTTTAGTTTGTATACTTTATTTATTTGTTAAATATTATTATAGCACTTGGAAAAGGTGCTGAATTTTTAGCCCCACCAAATTTTAATCTTCCCTTGATAAATCTTATCTCCTTTGCCTTCATTATGTATTCATGCCAATAAATTGTATCTGTTCTACTAGGTATTAACATCACAACAGTTTTGCCTTTTAAGTGTTCATTATAAGCTTTTTTGCACCAATTTTTTATATCTGAGTATGGTGGATTAACAAAGCTTGACTTTCCCCATTCTATTTCTAAACCATTAAAATCTGGATATTCATTTAATGGACAAGGATCAAAGTCAAAGTTAAATTCATTGTTTAGTTTATTGTATACATCGTTTGGTGTTTTCCAATTATCACTAGCACTGGAAAACATTACTTTCGTGTTCATTTCTTTGATATATAAAGCTTTTTAAAGCATTTATGGCATATGATCTTCTTGTCTTCAACACAGTATTTGTGCTCCATCTTCTTGCCACACTTATCACATTTTATATCCTTTAAGGTTTTCATTTCTTTATTCTAATAACTATTTCATC